CGTAACATACGAAAGCAAATTTGAATATTTATATAATGCAAAATTGACATTAGACGCAAATATAAGTATAATAGAAAATATAATAGATAATAAAATAATATTATCATTTTATAAGAAAGGGGAATAGATATGAAAAAATCAGAATTTATACCAACAATAGCACCATTAGTACAAGCAGAAAACAAAAAAAGGGGAAATCCTTTATTTTCAAGCGTAGTAATTGCACAAGCAATATGTGAAAGTGGCTGGGGACAAAGTAAAATAATGATGAAAGCCAACGCAATTTTTGGAATAAAAGCAACATCAAATTGGAAAGGTAAAGTATATAATGCTAATACACAAGAGTGTTACGACGGCGTAAGTTATACAAATATAACGGCTTGTTTTAGGGCTTATAATAATTTACAAGAAAGTATATCAGATTATTTCGACTTAATATTAGGTTTATCAAGATATAGTAAGGCTATAAATAGCAATAGTCCGTTAGAATGTATAACAGCAATAAAAAACGGGGGTTATGCTACAAGTCCAACATATATAAATACAATAATGTCAATAATCAATAGTAACAATTTAACAAAATATGATAATGTGGAAGATGTGGAAAACTCTGTTGATAACTCAAAAAGTATAGAAGAATTAGCAAGAGCAGTAATACGCGGAGAATATGGAAACGGACAAGAAAGAAAAAACAAACTAGGAAATTTATATAATGAAGTACAAAAAAGAGTAAACGAAATATTATCGAATAAAGTTTCACAAGAAACACCAAACATAGAAGAATTAGCAAGAGCAGTAATACGCGGAGAATATGGAAATGGACAAGAAAGAAAAAACAAACTAGGAAATTTATATAATGAAGTACAAAAAAGAGTAAACGAAATATTGAGAGGATAAAACAATGGCTTGGATTAGTAGAAGTGGAGCGTTGACACAAACAGAAATGGAAAACAACGCAGATATTGTAATAGCGTATTATAGAAGTTTAGGAATTAACGATAATACAATAGCTGGAATACTAGGAAATATGCAAGCCGAAAGTAGTATAAATCCCGAGCGTGAAGAAGTAGGCGGGCAAGGTTACGGGCTAGTACAATGGACGCCAGTATCAGTATTACAAAATCATTGTACTACACTTGGATTAAGTCCATATAATAACGGAGATGTACAATTACAAGTAATTATAGCAGAAATATTAAATCAATCGGGAGTTGGCGAGTGGTACACAACGCAAGCATTTATACAAAACTATTATAATTCGGGAGCTACAAGCGATATGATAGGAATTACAGGGCAACAATTTTTAGATAACTCTATGAACTGGACGTCCGACAAATTAGCCGTAATGTTTATGGCTGGATATGAAAGACCAAGTTACGACCCGAGTATAAATCATTATGACTTGCGTATGCAATACGCTTTAAATTGGTATAGTTATATGGGGGGAATACCACCATTACCAACAGTTACAAGAAAAGGTAAGAAATTTCCTTGGGCTGTATTTACAAATAAAATAAGAAATAAACGAACATTTTTTAAAAATGTTCGTTTTATTATTGACAAAAAATTAATTTTATGCTTATAATTTAATAGAAACAAACGAGAAAGGAGAAAAAATGGAAGATATTATAGGCTTAATTTCTAATTATGGTATAGGCGTGGCTTGTGTAGGATATTTAATTTATTTTCAAAATACTACAATGAAATCTATGTTAGATACTTTAAATGGAATTAACACACGACTAGCTATAATAGAAGAAAAACTAGAAACAAGAAAATCGAAAAAAAGAAAGGAGGAACAAGAAAATGAAGCTTAGCAAAGAAGAATTAAAACAAAAAGTTAATGAACTTGTAACAGATAACGAAATAGCAATACAATTATTAGAAGACATAGAAGATAGTATGGAAGCAAGCGAAGTAGATACAACTAAAATAGACGAGTTACAAGCAAAACTTGACGATTTACAAGAAAAATACAAACAAAGATTTTTAAAAGGCGACGACAAAAAAGACGCCGAAGACAAAAAAGAAGAAGTCGACGAAGAATTAGAAGAAAAAGAAGTAATCGACATAAAAGAAATTTAATTATAGAAAGGTAGGAAAAATAAAATGGCTTTAAACAAAGTTTTAAAAGTTAATAACGATAGCGAGCTTTTATCCTTTATTATAAATACTACACCAGAGCTAGCAAGTGAAATAGATTTACCAGTACAAGGCGAAAGCATAGCGCCAATAGGTAAATTGATAATGTCAAATGAAAGATATAAAAATGCTTTCTTAAATACAATAAATTTAATAGGTTTAACTGTAATTGATAGAAATTACTGGGAAAATCCTTGGGAAGTTTTTGCAAACAGAGGTACATTACCTTATGGGCAAACAGTTAGAGAATTGATAGTAGATATAGCAAACGTTTATGATTATAACGAATATGCAAACGACGTAGACCATTTCTTAGAAAATGTTGTACCAAACGTATATAATTATTTACACGAAATCAATTATCAAAAATTTTATAAGACTACAACATCTGACGAACAAATGGCTATGGCTTTCAATACAGAAGGGGGCTTATTCGATTTAATCGAAAAAATAGTAGGTTCTTTATATGAAGGTTATAAATACGATAAATATATAGCAGATAAATATATGCTATGTAGAAGAATTATTGACGGAACTATTACAAGTGTTAAAATTGATAATTACGCTACATTAACACCAAGACAAAGAGTAGCGAAGTTAAAATCTGTATCAAATTTAATGACTTTTAGAAGTCCAAATTATAACCCAGCTGGCGTAAGAGTTTCAACTCCATTTGATAATCAAATAGCTATTATCAATACAGATTTTGAAGCTGATATGTCAACAGATGTTTTGGCAACTTCTTTCTTCCGTAACGAAGCAGAAATGAAGTCAAGAAGTGCTTTAATAGATGGTTTTGGAAATCACGACGAAGCAAGACTACAAGAATTACTTGGCGACGCATACGTACCATTTACAGAAGCAGAATTAACAGCACTTGCAAATATACCAGCAGTAATAATAGACGAGGAATTTTTCCAAGATTATTCTTACGCTATGGATAATAACGCAGATACTAAAATGACTGACTTCTACAACCCAGAAACATTAAAAAGAAATCATTGGCTTCATACTTGGAAAGTACTTTCTACTTCTCCATTTAAACCAGCTGTTGTATTTACAATAGATACACCAGCTGTAACAGAAGTAGCAGTAAACCCAAGCGAAGTTTCAGCTAGCGCTGGTTTAGATGTGCAATTACAAGCAGTTGTTACAACTACTGGTTTTGCTAATAAAGCGGTAACTTGGAGTATAACACAAGACCCAGAAGAAGACCCAGCAAAAAAAGCGACTGTCGACTTAAACGGAAAAGTACATATTCCAGCTGGACACGTAGCAACTACACCGGACGCAGAAGACGAACTAGTAATAGTAACAGCTACAAGTGTATATGATAATGAACAAAGTGGAACAGCAAGTATAACAGTTCTTTAATAAACAAAACGGCTGGATATAAAATCTAGCCGTTATTATTTTATAAGAAGGGAGAAAGAAAATGAAACGTAAACTAATAAATTCGCAGTTGTCTAATTTTAAAACTTACGAAATGTATAAAAGACAATTACTTACACTTGCCGAAAATGTTTTTGAATTTTCTAATATGCCTAAATTTATTGATACAGCATATTTAAACAAAACATTATTAAGACAAGGAAGTATAGCATTTTTTGTAGACGAAGTATTAGGGCTTTTAGCTTTACCATACCAAAATATTGGTAAATTAGACGTTTACGGTAGACCAACAAGCATACAAGTAATATCACAAAACGGATATAGTAAATTAATTAAAAGTCAAGACGATTTTGTTATAATGTATGATAATAACGGGCGTTATCCTTTATGGTTAGATATATTACAATATAGTGAGCGTATCGCATTAGACACTAGAACAACAGATATAAATATAGCACAACAAAAAACGCCTAGATTTTGGAAAACAAAAACAGAAAAAGTAAAATCAATACAAGACTTAGTAAATAACGTAGACGGTATGGAAAATACAGTTATTTCATACGACGATTTAGACTTAGACGATACAACCTTAGTACTAGCGCCAGCACCTTTCGTAGCAGATAAAATAGACGAACACAAAGAAAAAGACTGGAACGAATTTTTACGTCTTATTGGTATTGCTAATATGAATTTCCAAAAGAAAGAACGAAATATACGTGACGAAGTATTAGCAAGTCAAGGGGGAACAGTTGCAAGTAGATATAGTCGTTTCGAGCCTAGAAAAAAAGCGATAGAAGAAATAAACGAAAAATTAGCAAATAAAATATTAGTTAATGGAAAACAAGCAATAGAACAAAAAATAGAAGTAAAATACTACGACGGAATACCAACTAGCGTAGAAGAAATAGAAGACGTCTACGAAGACGAGGAAGGAGAGGGCGAAAATGATACCATATTATAACGGTTTATTTATGTTTTATCCTTTTTTACCACCTAATTGTAATAAACCACCTACAATATATACAATATTAGAAAGCATAGTAAATCCCGATGTTGATTTAAATGAGCCAGCACCAGACGTAAAAATAAAGGATTTAGCAAAAGCTGGACGTAGTACAATATTTAATTTTGATTATCCTTTATCACAATATATAGATAAAGAAAAATTTGAAATACAAATACTTAATCATTATCTAATGCGTAGAATAGGTTTTGAAACTGTAACAGCATTTAGAATACAACTAGATGTAAAACTAAACGAGATTATGCCTTTATATAATAAAATGTTTGACGCATTAGAAAATTGGGAAATATTTAACGACGGCGAAGTAACTACAAGAACTGGAACAGATAATACAACATCACAAAATACAAATAATACAAGTAATACATTAGAAAATACTTCTATAACAAGTACAGAAGATATATCAGATAGAAGAAATAGTGAACTTCCACAAAATCAACTTGAAGATTTAAGAAACGGAAGTTATGTTACTAATTATAATTATGATACAAACACAAATACGGGTAATGATAATTCACAAAGCAAAGGAACATCACAAGCAACAAATCAAGGTACAGACAATAAAATATATAACGAAACAGTAACAAGAACGCCAGCAGATAAAATAGCAATTTTAAAAGAAATGCAAGAAAATATAAAATCAATATATAGTTTAATATATAAAGAATTAGACTGTTTATTTTATAGTTTAATATAGAGAGGAGAAAAAAGAAATGAATAATTTTAATTATAAAAGGTTACCACCTTTCAAATGGTTTATATTAGAAAATTTTCCATTTATTGAAGCAGATTTCGACGCACTAACAAACTGGCAATTATTTTGTAAATTAGGTAAAGAAATGAATAAAATAATAAATTCAGTAAATACAAGTGGAAGTCAAGTAGAAACTTTAACAAATGCCTTTAATAACTTACAAGATTATGTAAATAATTATTTTAATAATTTAGATGTTCAAAATGAAATCAATAATAAATTAGATGAAATGGCTCAAGATGGTACTTTACAAAATATTATTGAAGAGTATTTAAATCTTGGAGTAATATTTCATTATGACAACATAAATAATATGAAAAGTGCAACAAATTTGAAAAATGGAAACTATGCTCAAACAGGTGGTTTTTATCAGATAAATGATAATGGTTCAGCAAAATATTATATCAGAAATAAAAATACTGATGAAGTTGAAAATGGTATTACTACGTTTGAAATAACAAATACTAATTTAATTGCTGAACTAATAAAAACCGATACAATTAATGTTGCACAACTTGGTGCAAAACCAGAAGAAAATTTTAATAATTCATCTATTATTAATTTTGCTTGCGAAAATTTTAAGAAAATTATATTTAATTCTGGTACTTATCTTTTTAATAACATGATTAATTTAAAATCAAATAATCATATTATAGGAAATTATAACGACACTATTCTTTATATGCCAAATTCCGCAGATAGTTATTTATTTAGAGCCGATAATATAGAAAATTTAATTATTGAAGAATTAACAATAAAAAATACTTCGTCTAATACAAGTACAGCAGTTCCAAACTATCGTTTAGGCTATTTTACAAATTGTAAAAATATTACATTTAATCATTGTTATTTAACTGATTTATACTCACAAGGTTTAGTTTTTAAATCTAGTAAAAATTTAACTTTTACAAATGTTCATTTTTACAGAGCAGGTAATTCAATGATAGCTTTACTTACAGAAGTTGAAAATGTTTTAATAGATAATTGTATTTTTGATACAGCAACAGCAAATTCTTCAAATCCTTATTTATTTATGACAGGTTCAGATGATTACACAACACAAGTAGAATTTATGTGCAGAAATGTAACAATTCAAAATTCAAAATTTTTAAATAATCCACGTTGGGAAGGAATAGAAAGTCATGGTTGTAGTAATTTTATTGTATTAAACAACTATATTGAAAATTGCTATGACGCAATTCATTGTTACTGGGATGATAGAACCGAAAATGTTATTGACAAAACTAGAGAAAATATTATTGTAAAAAATAATGTTATAAAAAATACAAGTGTAGTCCCAAAACAAGCAATGATTTTGGGTGGCTCTCAAAATAGTTATGTAGACGGAATTATCGTTGAAAATAATTGTGTAGAAGGTACAGGACAAGGACTTTATGTTATTTATGGAAATAATGTAAGTGTATGTAATAATGTCATAAAAGGAATTGACGATAACGGAATTAGAATTTCATATTGCTGTCATGGAAATTGTGATAATAATCTCGTTGAAAGTTTTAAAAATGATAATACAATAGGTATTTATATTGCATATTCATGGCTTATTAGCTGTAAATTTAATAAATTATCAGGTAAATTTTTTAGAGCAATAACCTCTGGTAATTGTTTTGGATTAATTTTACTTGGTGTTAATTATATAGATTTTTACTCTCAATTTAGATATTATTTTGGTGCACCAAATTCGACACTTATTAATTTATCAAATACAGAAGCACATTATCGAGGTTGTAAAGGTATTTACTCTATGGGTGATGATGGTTTGCCTTTGATTAAATGTACTGATGATATAATTAAAAGTGAAGCAGGAACTATTACTGGAAAAATTACCGCTAATGTTGGGGATACTATTATTAATGTTTCAAACTTAATTGCTGAGGTATGTGTTGGAGAACAAATTATAATAAAAGGAGCTGGAACTTCAGGAGGTGACTTAACAACTCAAATATTAAAATATACAGGAAATAATACAGCTATTATAAAAGACCCAATTGTTACATCAGTTGTAAATGCTGATATTCAGACAGTTAATTCTACATGGGTTACAGTTTAAAAAGAGAGGATTATTTCCTCTCTTTTAATTTATGAAACTATTGTATTATTTAGACTATAATTTCCAACATTTCCGTGATTATGCCAAATAGTAACACCACGTCTACAAGCATTATTTATAATATCCATATATTTACTTGGAACTTCGCCATATCCTATTTCTTCACTAGCGCCAATTTCAACATAGTTCCAATATCTACGACCAGTAATATTCGGTAATTCTAAACTTTTTATAGCATAACCAAATCGCGTAAAGTAATCGTCTATAATTTTTAAATATTCTGTTTTTGCTCTTAAATGATGTATAGCAAATATATTTTGTCTACTAGCAAAATTAACATCTCCCGTATTATTTCCACCAGTAATCGAAGGTAATAAGCTAGCTTGATAAAATTGTCCTATTGTATTTGCAACTGTTCCCGCTATTGATAATACGGCTGGCGCTAATGTTCCGCCACTTGCTATAGATACACCTACTCCAGCTGTAGCCAATAAAACATTAGTTGCTATATTAATACCATTTTGTGTTAACCAGTTTGTAAATGCGTCACTTGACCAAGAGCAAGTTGGAAATTTTGAAAGTGGTAACGCTTCATCATAATTTCTATCTATATTTTTATATCCTCTAGGAATTAAACGAATTGACGCCCCTATTGAAATTGCGCCTTCTAATTCTAATATTGGATATTCGGCTATTTGATTATCTAATATAAAATCTTCATATTTATAAATATTATAATTTCCGTTATTATTACTAATTAACATATAATTATATGGATATACAAAACATTTGTTATTTTTAGGTATATAATCTTTATAGCTAGTAATTTTTTCAAAATTATAAGCTAATGTTATTGCTCTTGTGCTATCATTTAATAAATCAAAACTATAATTTCCAAATACTTGACCTGTTGTTTCGTGATGTGTTGTTCCTATTGCATCTACTAAATATTTTGGAAGAATAAACATATTTAATATACTATCTATTTTTTTATCATTATTTACTTCTCCTAAAAAATTATTAATATTAGGAAGTCCTACACTACCTTCATAAGCTTTAAATAAAAATATCCAAGCCCCAGATAATGAGCCATTAATTTTAGTTACTCCGATATAATCTTTTTTAGTAAGTGGATTATATGTTCCTTCAATAGCATAATAAAATTGGTTTCTATCTTCTTCGGTATCAATAACCGGAAAACCTTCATAGCTTTCTTCTATTACTTCGCCTACATCTAAATTCTCGGGTATTGTATGTAAGCCTATTGTGTCGTCGTTTACGTGTTGCCTATTTATAAAACATACTTTTTTATTCCATTTGTCAAACCAAGTAGACCAAGCGTCTACGGTAAATGTTATTTCTGTGTTTTTATCTCCTTTGTATATAACGTCGTCTATCCAAGCAAAAAACCATTTGTTTGAATAATCGGGATTTTGAAATGCAATATAATTTGCTTGTAAACATTGTGCATAAGTAAAACCAGCCATTATAGTTCCCGTATTTCTTAAAAAAGAATAATTTTCGGCTTGTGCGACTAAATGTCCTTGACTTAAACATAATTCTAACATTTGTGCTTCTGTATAGGAAAGTACGTTAGTATATTGTTTATCAATATTTATATTTTTTACTAATATAATTTTACTATTCATTTTCTATCTCCTTATTTGAAAATCTATAACTTGTTTAAAATCTGTACCAACCATATCGTTAGCATAAAAAATTTTGTTTTCCTTAAATGTCATAAACAAGTTACGAAGTTTTTCGTTTTTTATTGATATATTATATATATCTCTTTGCCAGTATCTCGATACTTTTATAACATCAGAAAATACAATTATTTTATTAGAAAATTCTTTATAATATGGACGGATAAACCATATAGGATTTGTTTTTTCTTCCTTGTCTACTATGTATTCACATAAAAACTTGAAACTTTGATATTGAAACCCAAAACGATATAATACATTATAATTATTATAACTTTTTGGTAAATGTGGTTGCGGGTGCGTTTCCCAAGCCCCCGTATTTATCATTTTTGCGTTAGTTCCAATAGTTCCCGAAGTTTTGCCAGTAGATAAGCAATATTCAAGTGCTATCTTAATTGGTGGGTTTCCTTCTACTACGTCTGGTATTTCTTTTACTTGTATTGTACCTTGTTTTTGTGCGCTAATTATTTGATGTAAGCCCCAGTCGTTAATATATGGGCATACCCTAGAAATTGTATTACCTACTAGCCATAATCTTACTTTTAAACGTTTTCTATCTACTGTCGCATAAAAATTCATTAGTTTATTACTTTCATTAGGTAAATAAGTGCTACGGCTCATAAATTCTTCAAATATAATGTCTTCTACATCTAAATAACTTGCACCAGCATAATTCTGTTCGGTTGATAATGCTACTACATAACCTATTTTATCAAATCTTTTAGTTTTACCCGTTTCGTTATCGTATATCGATAAATATAAATTTTTTCTATATAATGTTATACAATTATATTTTCCTTCTGTTAATTTTGCTACGTCTACATCTTGAAAATATTGTTCTATTTTCTCGGACGTTATTTCCTCTCTTAATCTACGCATTAAAATAAATCTTTTTCCAGTTTTTAAATATTTTTCTACGGCTTTTTTATGTTTTACTTGATAGCTTTTTCCATTGGAACGCTCGCCGTATATCAAGTTAATTCTAGCACCGTATCGCGTCTATTTTATCTATATTATAATGGACGTTCTTTTTATTCGCCATTGTTATTTTCTTCCTTTATATATAATCTTGCAATTTGATTTTCGATTTCTTCTCTTACAGCCTTTGCCTTATCGTCTTTTAATCTATTTGTTAGTAGTCCTGCTCTATCTACTTTTGTTTTTTTACACGCGCCCGATACTGTTATTTTTGAAAATTTTTTAATAAATTCTAAATCTTTCACTTTCTCACTCCTTATATTTTGCACGTTTACTAGAATTATCAGAAATTAAGTCAGCATAATCTAACGCTTTACCTAGTATGTATGTTGTCGGAACAATACAGCAACCGGCTTTTGTCTTCTACTGTATATTCGTTTCCTTGATAATCTATTATAGTACATTTTTCTTGATTTTCGCAATACATTAGCAAATTTTTATTCGTATATTTAAAATCAAATATAAAATTGTCTTTAAATTCTGATAAATTTTTTAAACCTTGTGCGCCGGCTTTTAGGTACGCCAGCTACTGTAATTTCTAATATTTTTGCTTTTTTTCCTTTTATTTCTTGTACGTTTGTATCTTCTTTTATTTTTTCTTTATCTATCCATTTTGTATAAGCATATTTTTTAGCACCTTGCGTTATAAACTCGTCATATTGTCCGTCGTTATCGAATACACCTAATATATGGCGTTCTCCTTTGCTGTCTTTTGGACTAAATTTTTCGTATGGTATATCTAGTAACTTACTTACGTGTTTTAATTTTTGTATTACAAATTTGTTATATTTTTCTATTACTGTTTTGTCGTATCCTTCTTTTAATTTCATACTGTCAGTATCACAATATACTACATAATCATCTAGTTTTATTACATTTTTTAATAAATTAGAACGAGCATAGGCAGTAACCCAAACGCCATACGCAAAACTTAAAAATGCTTTTTTCTTTTCTTCGTTTAATTTTTCTATTATTTCTGTATTTTCTAATTCTCTTTCGCTCCAATCTAATTCATTATCATATATTACTTCATCACGTATCATATTTGTAACACTCATACCGTATAACGAATTAAATTTATTTTTTTCTTTTGCGTATTCTACTTCCATACCCTCTACGTTTTTATATGCTGTTTTATTTACATATTTTTCTAATACAAATTCTATAAATTGTTTCGGCAAATAATCGTAACGACTATAATAACTTTCTTGTATTTCGTAACTATCATATTTATACGTATCTAATATAAAATAAAAGTCTACATCTGTTAAAGTTATTGTTATACTTTCAGCTTCTATAATTCTTCCGTTATCATATACACCTTTTACAATTTTGCTACATTTACTTTGCGATATAAAATTATTGTAATATTTACATTTTATATTTTTAAATTCTACTACTAATAAATATGCAAATTTATTTAACATTTGATTTTTATTTTTTATTATACATTTTTGAAATTCAGTAGACGGAAATTGATGAGATACTAATATGTATGGATAACTTGATGTAAAATCCCAGCTTTCTATATTTCGTTGTATCTCATCTGTATAAATCCAATTTGCGTGAGTATATCCCCCAGCAAAAGCCTCTTGTAGTAAATTATATACGTGCGGATTTATATTGATAGATTTTTTTACTTTTCTTTTATACTCCCAGTCATCAGATACAAGCTCTTTTAATTCTCGCCTAACTTTTCCAGTACTTGTAATTGGTATTTTATCTACTCTTGTATATGTTTCTAATTCTCTTTTTATATAATAATATATAACTAAACAGTCATACTCGCAATATCCTAATTCTTTTTCTGTTAAAGTTGTTGCTGGCGTTCTTAATAATGTATAATCTAAATCGCCTACTTTCTTTTCTACTGGTAACATAAATATTTTTGGTAGTAACTTTAATGCACAATTTGACATCATATAAGTACAATGTATTTCTATATTAAAATCTTCCATTTCGCACTTCATAACCTTATGCTTTTTTCGTGCTACAACATTTTTAAAATTAAAAATACTTTTTAAATATTGAAATTCAAATGAAAGATTATGTATAAAAACTATTTTCTTATTACTGTTATAATAATCTAATCGTACTAAAAAGCTTTTTAAATCTTCCCAAGTTCTACCATAATAAACTTCATCATTTATAGAAAACATCCAAATATACATACAACTTCTAAATTCTGCTAGTTTTTGTTCTTCCTCTGTTAATTCTAAATATTTTATTGCTGGTAATATTCTACCGTGTAATATTAAATAACTTGATGTTTCTATATCTAACGAATATATAGTATTATCTACTTTTTTTCTTTCGCCTACTATGTCCCCAAAATGATATTGAAATTCTTTATAATATTTCATACTTTAAATCTCTTTTCTTTTATCATTTATGGCATTTATTAAATAATTATATTCTTGCTCTTTGATTTTTCCCTCGGATAATAAATTACTTACTATACTTTCGACTTCTTGTAAATCATACTCGCTTGTAGCACTTGCTATAAGTTCTAATACATTACTATATAACATTTCTAACTCGTTTGTATCTTCATTTCCTCGATAAATATATTTTGCGTAAATTTTTCTTAATACATTTTCCATTGATGTTCCTCTGTTCCATTGTTTTATACTTTCCATTTGACTTGCAAATGTAGAATAATCGTTTTGCTTTTCTCTTGCTTCTTCTATTACTGATAATACATCAGAACCGAGGTATAAAATTTGTTATTTCATTTACTTCTTTATCCTCAAAAAAATTTGTTAATGCTTCTGCTTCCTCGTAAGATATATCCGAAACATCAGTACTAAATCTTGTTTTTAATGTTTTAATTGCTTTTTGTTTTGCTTTCTTTATTCCTCTTTTAGTACTAATACTACTATTTAAAAATTCTTTTGTAGCTTTTATTGTTGCTTTCATTTGTGTAACTGTCATAGATTTATTGGCTTTAACACGCCCAGAAACAGACCAAGCTTGCAAGGGTTCACTTGCAAGCTTTTCTTTTAAATATTTTGTAGCCCAAGTATCTTTCCCGAAACTCGCGTTCTAACCTTACTATACGTTGGTTAGCTCTTTTACTCAATTTTTTTAAGTCATTAAATAATTCTTGTTCCTCTCGGGTTAGTTCCTTCTTTTTAGGCATATTTATTCTCCTTTACTACAAAATTAAAATGCTAAATCTTCTTTTGTTTCTTCTTCATTTTTTGTAGTTTCTTTTTTGTTTTGTCCTAATACTGGTACTGCTTTATATGTTTTACCTTTCTTTGTTTTTACTTCTGTTAGTCTTACGCTTTCTACTTCTCCGAAATAATCTACTACGCTTTCTGTAAAGATTTCGCTACCACTAGATACTAAGCCGTATTCTTCTGTATCAAAATAGTTTATGTCAAATTCTTTTTCGTCTGTTACAATATGACATTTTGCGTATCCTGTTATTTTAACTTCTACTCCTACTAGTTCTGATAATTTAACAGCTGTTAAATCTCCCTTCTTTGCCATTTTCTCGAATAATGCATTGTCGCAAGTTCCTTTCTTTTCGTTTACTGTTACTTCATACTTTCTTGTTTCCATTTTATTTCCTCTTTCTTGCTATTAGGTAGCAAACCATAATTTAATTATAAGGTTGTCGACTTCCTTAACTGTAATTATAATACTACAAATTGTATAAAATGTCAAGC